GCCGATTACGATTTCAACACAGGATTGATGGATCTAAGTCAAACACAGATCAACAGCGACGGAACAAGAAAAACTTTACCAAAAAACAATTTTACCTATACCGCAATCAAATGCAAAAATATTTTTAGCAAGGGTCGTTTTGAACAGGACCTAGAAGGTCGTTTGTTGATCGAATACGAAAAAAATACAACACAACAAGACAATGCACGACCGGGTGCTAACAACTCGGCCACTACGGGCAATACCCGCCCCGGAATTGGCGCAGAAGATTCTGAATGGGTTGAGGTCAACGGCTTAAATGTGCTACGTGCCGATATTGGTCAAGATGGTGAAACTGGCAATGAGGACAGTGGCCCAAACCTGCTGTCGGCACCACCACCTGCACCTCCTACCAGTGACGGTACTATTCAGTCGCCGTTTGCTGGACAGACCAGTGTGTTTGCTGGACAGACCAGTGTGTTTGCTGGACAGACTGGTGCATTTGCAGGTCAGGTCAGCCCATTTGCAGGACAGACTGGTGCATTTGCAGGACAGACTGGTGCATTTGCAGCTCCGCCGAATGCTTCTGCTGTACCAGCAATTGTGCAAGATTCCGCATCAATTCAACAAATCCAGGCCGCCATTGCTCGAAATAGAGAATTGATAGCAGCTGCCGCCCCAGGGTCGCCGGTCAGCAATCGTCTACTATCAGACAATCGCTCCCTCGAAGCTTCCCTCGCCAACCTTGGACGAGCTGGATCTATTGCCCCGGGGGTACGTACTACACCACAAAAAACAAATAGAGAAACCTAATGAGTGAAAATATTGAACGCAGTCGAGGACAACCCAAGAATTACAAATTTGATCGCGGTGGGAGCCCCACCGAGTTTGGTCCGTTTATTGGCACAGTAATGAACAACGTGGATCCTACTAGACAAGGACGTCTGCAGGTCTACATTGAACAATTTGCTGGCCCAGATCCGATGGACAAAAGCCTTTGGCGTACTGTGAGTTATTGTCCACCATTTTATGGCGCCACACCGCGTGGCGGCAGTGCCGGTACAGGCACATATCTCAACGGCAATCCTCAAAGCTACGGCATGTGGTTTACTCCGCCAGATGTGGGAGTCAGTGTGTTGTGTTTCTTTGTAGCCGGTGATCCAAATCAAGGTTACTATCTTGGATGTATCCCGGAGCAAGGAATCAACCACATGATTCCAGCCATTGGTAGCGTTCCGCGCTCACTGGCACAAACACAAAACAACAATCAACAAACTTATTTTGCTGGCGCACCCTTGTTGCCCGTGACTGAAATCAACAATGCTCCTAGCAATACAGCCACAAATGAAAACCCAAGATTCTTTGATTTGCCCAAGCCAGTACACAGTTATGTTGCGGCCGCACTGTTTCAACAAGGTTTGATTAACGATCCTGTGCGTGGCACCATTGGCAGCTCTTCGCAACGCGAGAGTCCGTCAACCTGCTATGGTATCAGCACCCCAGGACGTCCTATCTATGCTGGTGGACTGGGCGCAGGTGTTGATGGAGAAACCGGTGTTTTACAACAGCTTGATTCGGCCAAGCCTGAAGATGTCAAAGTAATAGGAAGACGTGGCGGCCATACCTTGGTCATGGACGATGGTAACCTGGCTGGCAATGACAGTCTGATTAGAATCCGCACCAGCAAAGGACATCAGATTACCATGAGTGACGATGGCAATTGTTTCTATATTACACACGCCAACGGTCAGGCCTGGATTGAACTTGGCCAGGAAGGCACCGTGGATGTGTTTAGCACCAACAGTGTGAATGTTCGCACTCAGGGCACTATAAACTTGCATGCTGACGAGGATATCAACATGTATGCTGGCAAAAAAATTAATATCAAAAGTGTAGATGGCACAGCCATACAAAGCGACGGTAGTTTGAATGTGGCCTGCAAAAAAGATTTGACCCTGTTTGCTACCACACAAATTGGAGTCAAAAGCAATGGCACTCTGGCACTCAAAGGCAAACTGGGCAGCATGGAAGCCGCAGGTCCGTTGATTCTCAAAGGGGCACTAATTAATCTCAATGGTGCTCCTGGCTTGCCTATAACCACGCCCAAGGGCATCACCAAGACTCTCATGCCAGAATCTGAATTTAATTCCAGCACCGGCTGGACCGTGAGCCCCACCGGAATAGAAAGCATTGTGACCAGAGCACCCACACACGAACCTTATCCGTATCACAATCAAGGTGTGGCTGTGAACGTGTCTCTGGAAGAAGGCCAAAGCACACCTCCTCCGGGTGCTCCTGAAGTTCCAGATGAATGGAGCATTACCAAAAAATGAGCCAGTTCAAATATGTTCTTCCCAGCGGTTCAGAATTTGTGGTCAATGGACCCGCCGGCGCCACACAGATTCAAGCAGATAAAGTTTTTTATGAACAAGTGGCCGCAGGCAGCCTGGTAGGATATGAATCAGGACAAACATTGACCAGTTCAGCCACTAGGCTAAACAAGTTTGAACTGAGTCGATTGGAAAGAGGCACAGCTGGAGTTGAAACACCCACTATTCTAGCCATTGTGGCAGGATTGCCTATTGTGGCAGGAGTGCCAAATCTAAATAATACTCCATTGAATAATCCTATCAATCAAGCAGACATTGTATTGATCAAAGGTGACACACTGGGCCCTACGGCCATTGGACCCTTATCATCCTACGATGTTCAAAAAATTCAGGCACAAATTAAAAATTATGTGGATCAAAATTACACTGAAATAAGCAACAACAAAGGTATTGGCCAATATGGATTCACAGCCTATGCTCTTGAAGAAGCTGGATATGTCAAACCCGGAACCAGCTTGAGATTTTTTGCAGTTAACCCGGAAGATTTTGTTTCGGTGATGAGTAGTCCTAGTGTATGGACTGGATACAACGGTATTTACAGTTTGGTTGATTTGTTGACTTCAGCAGAAACACAGACCTTGGTGCAAACAGAAATCATGGAACAGGGTTACGCAAGTTTGCAAAGTGCAGGCGTGATCACAAATGTTCCTCAAGCTGCAATTAAACTCAGTCAAGGTCAGGTATTCACCAATAGCGGACTTGCATCAGTTTCACAACTGATAGGATTGAATGCCGCCGGGGTTGGTCTTGGATCCTTGCAAGGATTGGTACGTAATGCTTTGACTTCCAACACCAGTCTCAACAAATTGTTGGCCGCTGGCAACATAAATTTGTCCACCATTGGGTCGGGTGCAATTAACAGTTTAGGTGCCGGGCTTGGCGGACTAGGCAATTTAGCAAATTTAAATTTTTCTAGTTTATCAAACAGTATAACTTCTAAAATCACCGGCGACGTGGGAGCATTGGTTGCCAATGCCAGTAAGTTTGGATCACAGGCCGCGGCCTTGTGGTCCCAATCCGGATTAGGCGGCACACTTTCCAATCTCACCGGAGGACTCAGCGGTCAACTCAGCGGCATTACCGGACAATTAACAAGTTTGCCAGGCGGCCTTACCAATGGACTAAATCAAATCACCGGGCAACTAACAAATTTAATTCCAGGTTCTCTAAGTAATTTGACTTCAAGCATGGACTTGCTGGGCAAAGGTTCTCAGTTTGCTACAGTGTTTGCTAATCCGCTGGGTAGTTTAGGAAATCTTGGCAATCTTGGCAATCTTGGCAATTTGTCAAGTTTGCCAAATTTAGGAGCTCTTCAAGGACAACTCACTGGAGCACTGAGTGGGCAACTGGGATCGCTGAGTGGAGCACTGAGTGGGCAACTGGGACAACTCACTGGACAACTGAGTGGACAACTGTCTGGAGCATTGAGTGGTGCTTTAGGTAATTTAGGTGGCCTGGCCAATTTTGGTGCTGTGGGTGGTTTGTTTGGCGGCGGTGGTGATCTGGTGTCTGGAACGCAAGTAGCAGCCGGATTCAACAACACTGTGAACCGTGCCACGGTTGATTCGGCGTTTAGAAGAATTCTTGGCAGCAATAAAATTCCAGTACCCAGCTATGAATATCCTGGATTCCCATCCTTGGGTGCCAGATTAGATATACAACAAGCTCAAAACTTTTTGCAGAACCAATTGCGTGGCGCAACAGCAGGCATCGGCCAGGCTGTTTCTGGTCAAGTCACGGGAGTTGCTAGAAGTCTTTTTGGATAGAGTAAATACATTATCATGGCAACTTTCATTGGATTCAACACAATTGATCAAAACAAAAAATTTACCTTGGTAGATTTTGACCTAGTCAAACGTGACCTATTGAACGCTTTAAACATACGTCAAGGTCAGTTGGTAGGAAGGCCGGCCTATGGCACAGTAATTTGGGACTATGTGTTTGAAAATCAAACACAAGAAACCGAACGCCAGATCACAGCAGAAATACAGAGAGTGGCCGGCGGAGATCCTAGATTGTTTGTCAGCAGTATTGAATATTTCCCCCAACAAAATGGCATTCTCATACAGTTAGAAATTACTGTAGTTCCCAGTACCAATGCAGAAAGATTGGCCATATTTTTTGATCAGGCACAACGCAGAGCCAGCTACGTTTAAGTACGCCGTTTTTGATTTCCATAAATAATAAAAACACAGGAAGACCATGGCCAGAACCACTAGACAAACTGCTATATTTGGTGTCGAAGATTGGAAACGTATCTATCAAACCTATCGCGAAGGTGATTTTCAAAGCTATGATTTTGAAACCCTGCGCAAGAGTTTTGTGGATTACTTGCGCCTGTACTATCCTGAAACATTCAATGACTACATTGAAAGTTCTGAGTTTATTGCCCTGCTGGACGTCATGGCGTTCATGGGTCAGGCCCTTGCATTTCGTACAGATTTAAACACCAGAGAAAACTATTTAGACACAGCCGAACGCAGAGATTCAGTTGTAAAATTAGCAAATTTAGTCAGCTACACGCCCAAACGCAATACCTGTGCTTCGGGTTATCTCAAAGTGTTTTCTATAACAACAACAGAAAATGTCATTGATTACAACGGCATTAACTTGGCCAATGTCACAGTTAACTGGGCAGATCCTACAAATCTGGATTGGCAGGAACAGTTCACGGCCATCATCAACGCCAGTCTAGTAGATACTCAACGCATTGGTCGTCCTGGCGCTAGAAACACTATCCTTGGTGTTCGTACCGACGAATACACTGTAAATCTGGTTCCTGGATTTTTACCGGTCATACCCTATACAGCCACGGTCGACGGGGTCAATATGCCGTTTGAAGCGGTCAATGCCACCGCTGCTACTGGAGATTTTGTTTTCGAACCCAGCCCACGACCCAATGGAAGATTCAACGTGTTGTTTCGAAATGACGAGCTGGGATTTTCCAGCGCCAACACTGGATATTTTTTCTTGTTCAAGCAAGGAGTTTTGCAAAATCAAGACTTTAACTTACCTGAGCGAGTGAGCAATCGCGCAGTAAACATCAACATTGAAGGCATCAATAACACAGACCGTTGGTTGTATCAATTAGATAATTTAGGCAACATTGCCCAAGAGTGGCAATATGTGGAAAATGTCTATGGTGCTGCCATTGAACAATTGGCCCCAGGCACACGTACAATTTTTGCTACCACGTCTAGAACCAACGATCAAATAACTCTGAACTTTGGTGATGGTGTATTCTCCACAATTCCTGTGGGTCTTTTCCGTGCCTATGTGCGTTCCAGCAATGGCCTGCAATACATTATCAACCCAGAGGAAATGCAAAGTGTCCAGATACCAATCAGTTATGTGAGCCGTACAGGACAAATTCAAACCATAACATTTACCTGTGGTATTACAGAACCTGTGTCAAATGCTCAGGCACGCGAAACCATTGAAGAAATCAAGCAACGGGCCCCAGCTCGTTACTACACACAGAACCGCATGGTCAATGGCGAAGACTACAATAATTTTCCATTTACTGCTTATAATTCAATTATAAAAAGCAAAGCACTCAACCGTGCTTCAATTGGTACCAGTCGATATCTTGAGTTGGTCGACAACACTGGAAAATATTCCAGCACCAACACATTCAGCAGTGACGGAGCCTTGTATGAATATGATGCTTTGCCAGCTTTTCAGTTTACTTGGTTGACCACCAACGACATCAGTGATACCATTGTTAATCGCATCAATCCTTTGTTAATATCAAACGGAGCCCAACAGTTTTATTATGCCAACTACACTAGACCTGATCTGTCAACATTAAATTACACTTGGAATCAAAGCACTACCCTGGCCAACGAAACCACAGGTTATTTTGAAAACAGTTTTGGAATTCCACAACCCGTTGGTAGCTTTGCTGGCAACAACATGAAATATGTAACCGTGGGCAGTCTGGTGAAATTTATCCCTCCGCCTGGTTACTATTTTGATCAAAACAATCGCTTGCAGGCCGGCGTGCCAATTCGAGCCGGTGACAAAACTGTGATCTGGGCCAGCCCCACTGCTGTATATGTTGATGGCACCAATCAAGGCGAAGGAAATTTAGAAAACGGCCAAGGTCCTGTGGTTCTCAACAATTTTGTACCCACTGGTGCGGTTGCCAATCGAGTTATTCCTTTGTTTGCCACAGATTTTAGTACAACCTTACAACAAAGCATCATTGATCAAATCAGTTTAAATCAAAATTTTGGTTTGGGCTACGACAACCTGACATCAACTTGGTATCTAATTACTGCCAATAATCTTGACGTCAATGCGCCCTGGAGTTTGGCCGACGCTGGCGATACCTCAGGGACCAATGCCGATGCCAGTTGGTTTATACAGGCCACTACAGACGGGGAAAATTACACTGTGGTTTCTCGTAGTCTAGCTTACTACTTTGGTAGCGTTTTACAAACAAGATTTTTCTTCTTTGGTGATCAAAAAATCTACGACAGCAGAACTGGCACAGTAATTTCAGACTTTGTAAATGTGCTGAAAACCAATAGTCGTCCCGATTCAAGCCTTCCACTGGAAGGTGATATACGATTAAAAATTGTTGGACAGCCAGTCGAAAGCGACGGCTTTGTTGATGATTTTCAAGTCTTGGTTGGCTTTGAAGATCGAGACAGCGACGGCGTGCCAGACAATCCAGATTTTTTCAATGACATTGTGGCACCATCAGTAAACTCAAATCAAAAACTAGTGTTTTTGCAACAAACTGTAGATTTTGATAATTTACAAAGATATCTCTTGGTCGAGCCCGGAGTAGTTGACAGCTCTTACGCCACCCTAAACAACATAGAACTGGTAAAAGATGAATATGTTCCGGGGCAGATATTTTATGCCTATGAACAATTGATTGAGAATGTGGTCACACCAACCTTCTACACACTGGCGCTGGACGGAAACGGAAATAGAATCTTGGTGATCAACAATGAGTTTATTGCCAGAACTGGTAGACAAGATCTATACTTTCAATACAGACACAACAGTCCATTGACCAGTAGATTAGATCCTGGAACAACCAACATTATTGATCTGTATGTGGTGACTTTGAGTTATTACACGGCCTATCAGAATTGGATCAAAGACAGTACAGGAACCGTGGCAGAACCTACTCCGCCTACCATTGATGAGTTAACAACCACTTATGCTGGATTGCAAAATTACAAAATGATTTCAGACAACATGATTCTTAACAGCGTGGAATTCAAACCTTTGTTTGGAGCCAAAGCCAGCGAAGAATTGCGTGCCACAATTAAGGTTATAAAATCAGCCCAGAGCACTGCCAGTGTAAGCGAAATAAAAAATCTAGTGGTATCCAACATGGACGCCTATTTCAGTATTGACAAATGGGATTTTGGAGATACATTTTATTTCTCCGAATTGGCCGCATACATTCATGCACAAATTGGAGATATTGTAAGCAGTGTTGTTATAGTGCCGTTGAATCAGCAAAAATACTTTGGAGATCTTTACGAAATACGGTCG